GGTAAACATCCGGTCGATCAAGTCCAGCAGTTCCTGCCGCGAGAAGCTGCGGCGCATATCCCGCAGGTCCTGCACGGTCAATTCAGCGGCGCTTTGTGACATGAGAGCTTCCTCCTATCCGACTGTATGCGGCAGAATGTGCCTCATAACGGAAGATTATTTTACAAAATACGGCGTTATAAGGGCGGATGTTCCGTTATAGGCTTCTGTTTCAAATCCGGGTTCTTCGGTAAAATATCTGTATAGATACTGAGGAAAAAGAGGTGCGCGTATGCCCATATCCTATAAAGTCATCGGCAGGCATATCCGGGACGCACGAAAGAGCGCAGGCCTTACGCAGGAAGCAGCTGCCAATCAGCTGGGCCTGTCGCCGGAGCATTACGGCAAGGCCGAGCGCGGAGAGCGCACGGTCAATCTGGAACGGCTGGTACAGATCAGCCATCTGTATGGGACGACGGTCTGTGCGCTGCTGGAAGGCTTTAATACCGAAGCCGTAGCGCCCGTGACCCAGCGGCCAGCAGAAATGGATGCGTTTCTGTCCGCCATGCGCGAAATTGCAGGCGGCTGCACGGAACGAAGCCGTGCGCTCATGCTGCGCGTCTGCGCAGAGATCGCAGCCATCGACAAAAACTGAACACCTTGGATGCCCGCTCCTCGTGAGCGGGCTTTTTCTTTCTCTACTATACCATAGATTTTCAGAAAAACGTCAAGAAAAGGATGAAAAATCTTTCGCCATTTTCAGGGGTTTTATGCCCGCAGGGGTGACAAATTTATCACGTTCCCGAATCGCGGAATTGCTTGTAAAATAGGAATCGTCGAAACGAGAAGGGAGATAAATCTATGGAGAAGGGGCTAACGTCCTATGTGCTGAACTATCTTCTGAGTACCTGTTTTGACAGCAAAGCAGATATGGCACGACAGCTGGATATGAGCAAGCGCGCCCTGCAGCGCGTGATGAACGAGCCGCAGCTGAGTAAGGGCGGCAGCGTCGCGCTGGTCAAGGCGCTGTGCTACTGCGCGCGGCACCATGTCCCCGTGGACCCGATCCTGCGCGAGTACGCGGCGCATGACACGAACGAACAGAAAGATTTTATTTACGACCCAAGCACTGTCAATCTCGCAGCCTACACCCGTTTGACCCTGCCCATGCCGGAGCATTTGACCGCAGAGGGAGCGGAGGTGTTCGCATCTATGCTCCGCTTTCTTCAAAGGGCCTCGGCACACATCTGCCCGAACTGTATGGTCTGGTGCAATCCGTGGGACGGGACGGCATGATTTATAGAAGGGCAGCTGCTATCTTGCGCGCATGGCGCGGTGTATCTGCCGGGAGGTCGCTTCATTATACACAGAAAGCTGGACCACGCTATGATTTACGAAACAGACTTATTTTCTTTTTCCTTCTTTTTCCTTTGTCCCAAACTGGTATTTACAGCTGGATGCGCTGGCAGAACTGGCGCTCCCGGAGCCGTGGCGTTTCCGCAGCGGCGGCTATTCCGAGAAAAACTATGATACGCCGATCTTAGAACGCTACATCCAATCTATTTTTCGCAAACAGGTCATCGACTACAATGCTGCAACTGACATGGCTGAGAAGGACCGGATCATCCTCATGCGCAACGAATACGCCTGCTTTCATACCGGTCTTTATACAAAGCGATATAAACCCATCTACGCCTGCTTCGGCAGAAACAAAAAACTGGATTCTTTATTAAAGTGGTGCTTCCGGGGCTTCGCGGACGAAAACTCTGCGCTGCTGCGTTATATCTCTCCACTGCCGGAAAAGCCTCTCTACTCAATGCCGCTGCAAGGTATTCATTACGTTCCAGACTGGCCGGTGCGCGTCAACGTGGAGCATATCCTCGGAGACCCGGCCAATGTCGCAAGATTGCCCACCGAACTGCAAAGCGCCCGCAATCTGCCTCTCCTTCTGGAAACGGCGGTTGAGCTGGCGCGCCGAAAAGCCATTGTCTCTCCCGGCGACGCTGTCCCACAGATCTATCAGCAGAGGCTGCAATACCTCCTGCCGCTGTGTCTGACGGATATGGAGACGCCGGATCTCGCCATCACCCTCCGGCCCATGGACGGGTATTACATGGGATATACCTGCCTGACCTTGGAGATGGCCTATCTGAACGCACGGCTTCTGGCACGGCCCACAGCCAAATGGCTGCTGGACTTGGTGGAATAGCGATTCTGGGAGGTACATAGAGAGGTCCAACCGCCCCGCGCTCTGCGGGACGTGGATATAAATATTATGGTGTGAGCCTGCTGCACGGCACTTGAGTGTCGTGCGGCGGGCTTTTTTTCGTTTTGCGGCCAGAGTGCCGCCATGCAGGCCCCGAAAGGAGTCCGCATGAAGATCCAGTACAAATTTGCAACCGAAACCGTGACCATTGAGGTTGATGACCGTTGGGGTGAACTCCTGGTGGATCTGAACCGCCAAGAGTACAACAACGACCACAAGGAGACTCGACGCCACAGCAGTATGGATGCTCTGGCAGAACAGGGCATCCAGTTTGCGGCGGAGCAGGACGCGCTTGCCGCGCTGTTCCAGGAGCCGAGCCGTGCAGAAATGCTCCGCGAAGCGGTCAGGACGCTGAAGCCCGCGCAGCAGAGGCTTGTGCAGGCGGTCTATTACGACGGCGTCAGCGTGAAGGACTACGCTGCGCGGGAGGGCGTTGACCCTTCGGCCATCACGCATCGGCTGCGCACCATTAAAAATAAGCTCAAAAAACTTCTGTGAGACCCTCAGTTTCTTCGTTTCCCGTGGCTTATCTGTGAAGGGCAAATCAATACCGTCCTCCAGAAAGGATGAAAACGGTGAAACATGATCTGGAAGTTCGTGTCACAGGCAGACCGCAGACTGAGCGGATCGTTCGGTGCAGGATCGTCAGCTTGCGCGAAAAGCTGCTGACACGGCTATTCGGGAGACGGGAGCAGATGATGATCCTCATTCCCGGCCCCAGCGTAGAGTCTGTGTCTATCGCCGAGACGGCGGAAGGAGGCGCGGCGCATGAGTAAAGCGAAACTCCTGCTTGCTGTCGCGGAAGACCTTCGCTCCCTGGCGGACAGCGTTCAAGCTGTGGCAGATGTCATGCTGCAGAATGAGCCGACTGTCGATGCAGAGCCGAAGGCACCCGCACCCGCTCCCAAAAAGGAACTGACGTTGGAAGAAGTCCGGGCAGTTCTCGGTGAAAAGAGCCGAGCCGGGTTCACAGCCGAGATCCAGGCGCTCCTTAAAAAGTACGGCGCTCCGAAGCTCTCCGGTATCGACCCCAAACACTATGCGGCGCTGCTCAAGGATGTGGAGGTGCTGCAGGATGCCCCCTAATCGTCACGCGGTCCTCTCGGCATCCTCCTCCCACCGCTGGCTCCACTGCAACCCCTCCGCTCGGCTGGAATTGGAGTTTGAGGACAGAGAAACGGAAGCCGCAGCCGAAGGCACCGCCGCTCATGCGCTGGCGGAACACAAGCTACGCAAGGCGCTGAAGATGCGCTCCACCCGCCCGGCCAGCAAGTACGATTCCGATGAAATGGAGATGTACACGGACGGCTATGTGGAATTCGTTCTGGAAGCCATCGAGGAGGTCCGGCAGGATTGCCCGGACCCCAAGGTGCTCATTGAGCAGCGGCTGGACTTCTCCTGCTATGTGCCGGACGGTTTCGGGACCGGCGACTGCCTCATTGTGGCGGACAAGCTGCTCCACATTATTGACCTCAAATACGGTCAGGGCGTGTTGGTGAGTGCCGAGGAAAATCCGCAAATGATGCTGTACGCCCTCGGCGCACTCTGCATCTTCGATTGTCTCTACGACATCGAGACGGTCTCCATGACCATCTACCAGCCACGCCGGGAGAATGTCAGCACCTGGAATATTTCTGTCGCCGAGCTTCGGGAATGGGCGGAAAAAACGCTGAAGCCCAAGGCAGAGCTTGCCTTCAAGGGCGAAGGCGAATACTGCCCCGGAAGCTGGTGCCAGTTCTGCAAGGCGGCGGTCAAGTGCCGTGCCAGAGCCGATGCCAAGCTCCAACTCGCAAAATACGAGTTTGCCCAGCCGCCTCTGCTTTCCGATGCGGAGATCGGCGACATTCTCGGCAAGCTGGACGACCTCACCAAATGGGCAAATGAGCTCATGGCCTACGCCCAGGACGCAGCGGTCAACCACGGAAAACAGTGGCCCGGCTACAAGCTGGTGGAGAGCCGCACCAATCGCAAATACACCGACGAGGATGCCGTTGCCGCTGCCGCCCGTGTAGCCGGGTATACCGACATCTTCAAAAAATCGCTTATCCCCATCACTGAGATGGAAAAGCTCATGGGCAAAAAGACCTTTGCCGAGGTGCTCGGCGGTCTGGTCGTCAAGCCCCAAGGAAAACCGACGCTCGTTCCCGCATCCGACAGGCGTCCGGCTATCACGGCTACGGGTGCAAAACAAGACTTTACCGACTATAAAGGAGAACTGTAATTATGGCGAACAAGATGAATTCGACCAAAGTCGTGACCGGCGTTGTCCGCCTGTCCTATGCAAATGTGTGGGAGCCTGCCTCCATCAACGGCAGCAACCCCAAGTATTCCGTATCCCTCATTATCCCGAAATCCGACAAGCAGACCCTCGATGCCATCAACGCCGCCGTGGACGCTGCCATCAAAGAAGGTGTCGCCAAGTTCGGCGGGAAGATTCCCAACAAGGCGGCTCTGAAGCTCCCGCTCCGTGACGGCGATACCGAGCGTGACGATGAAGCCTACAAGAACAGCTTCTTCGTGAACGCCAACAGCACCACCGCTCCGCAGATCGTGGACCGCAGCGTCCAGCCCATCCTCGACCGCTCCGAGGTCTATTCCGGCTGCTACGCCAGAGTATCTGTAAATTTCTACGCTTTCAACTCCAACGGCAACCGCGGCATTGCCTGTGGTCTTGGCAACATCCAGAAGGTTCGTGACGGTGAGCCTCTCGGCGGCAAGTCCTCTGCGGCTGACGATTTTTCGACCGATCTGGACGACGATTTCCTGTCTTGAGAAAGGAACGGTGAACAGCTATGACTGAATGCCAGGAATTGATGCTCGCTGTCTGCTTCGGTGGAATGGTCGGCTTGATTGTCGCAGAAATCAGTTTCCTCATTGCGGAAATGGTTCGTTGTATCCGAACTAAGCGCTGCAAGCGCAAGGAGGAAAAAGCCGCCCGGCAGCAGAACAAGTAATCGAGGGTGGGCGGCAGAGTACACAGCTTTGCCGCCCTTTCCCCTCAATGGGAGGAACCATGAAAAATCTAAGTATCGATATTGAGACTTTCTCCTCCGAGAAGCTCACCAAGTGCGGTGTGTACCGTTACGCTGAAGCACCGGACTTCGAAGTCTTGCTCTTCGGCTACTCAGCAGACGGTGCGCCGGTGAAGGTCGTGGATCTGCCTGCCGGAGAAACACTTCCCGCCGATGTCCGCTCTGCGCTGACCGACCCTGCCGTGACCAAGTGGGCGTTCAACGCACAGTTCGAGCGTGTATGCCTGTCCCGCTATCTCGGGTACCCGACCGGACAATATCTTGACCCGTCCTCCTGGCACTGCACGATGGTCTGGGCAGCGACGCTGGGACTTCCGCTTTCCTTGGAAGGCGTCGGTGCCGTCCTGGGTTTGGAAAAGCAAAAGCTCAAGGAAGGCAAAGACCTCATCCGGTATTTCTGCACTCCGGCAAAAACAAGAGACGGTTCGCTCATTCGACATTATCCGACAGATGCACCGGAGAAATGGGCGCTGTTCAAAGCCTACAACCTCCGGGATGTGGAAACGGAGATGTCCATTCAGCAGAAGCTCTCCAAGTTCCCGGTCACAGAGTCAGAGTGGCGCAACTACACCCTCGACCAGCAAATCAACGACCGTGGCATTATGCTTGACCGCACCCTCGTCACCCAGGCGATACGATGCGACGAGCGCTTCAAGCGGACGCACATGGAGCAGGCCCGCTCCGTTACCGGCTTGGATAACCCCAACAGTCCGGTGCAGCTCAAAGCGTGGCTTGCCGAGAAAGGCGTGGAAGCGGATTCGCTCTCCAAAGCTGCCGTGGCAGAAATGCTTGAAAAAGCGGACGGCGAAGTGGAGCTTGCCCTCTCCCTGCGGCAGGAGCTTGCCAAGAGCAGCGTCAAGAAATACACCGCCATGCAGGCGGTAGTCGGTTCGGATGACCGTGCCAGAGGGCTTATCCAGTTTTACGGTGCCAATCGCACCGGACGCTATGCCGGTCGGCTCATCCAGGTGCAGAATCTGCCGCAGAACCATCTGCCGGATCTGGACACTGCACGGGCACTGGTCCGCAGCGGCAATATGGACGCCGTGGAAATGCTCTATGACTCCGTGCCGCTGGTGTTGTCCGAGCTTATCCGTACCGCCTTTGTGCCGAAACCCAGCTGCCGCTTTTATGTGGCAGACTTCTCCGCTATCGAGGCGAGAGTCATCGCGTGGATCGCCGGAGAGCATTGGCGGCAGGAAGTTTTTGCAAAGGGCGGCGACATTTACTGCGCTTCCGCTTCGCAGATGTTCCATGTCCCCGTGGAAAAGCACGGCGTGAACGGACATCTGCGGCAGAAAGGCAAAATCGCTGAACTGGCTCTGGGCTATGGCGGCTCCGTGGGTGCACTGAAAGCAATGGGCGCACTGAACTACGGCTTGCAGGAAGAAGAACTGAAACCGCTGGTGGATGCGTGGCGGCTTTCCAATCCCCACATCACAAAATTCTGGTGGGATGTGGACAAAGCGGCTTCCACCTGCGTTCGGGAGCGAACCGCCACAGAGACACACGGCATCCGCTTCTACTATCAGAGCGGCATGATGTTTGTGGTGCTGCCCTCCGGCAGACGGCTCGTGTATGTGAAACCGAAGATGGGTCTGAACCGCTTCGGCAACGAGTCTGTGACCTATGAGGGTGTGGGTGAACAGAAAAAGTGGCTGCGGCTGGAAAGCTACGGACCCAAGTTCGTGGAGAACATCGTCCAGGCAACGGCAAGGGACATTCTTGCGGAAGCTATGCTCCGGCTGAATGCTGCCGGGTACCGGATCGTCATGCACGTCCACGATGAAGCGGTCATCGAAGCACCGCCGGATACTTCTTTGGAGAATATCTGCTCCGTCATGGGGCAAACGCCCACTTGGGCATCGGGGCTGCTGCTCCGGGCAGACGGCTATGTCTGCGATTTTTATAAGAAAGACTGAGGTGACCCAAATGGGAGTCAACAAATTCAACTCTGAGGGGTACTACGACCCAACCGCCTATGAGGTGCTGACCAAGATTGAGCAGGAAGCCAAGGCACTCCGGGCCTTCCGCCCTGTGGTGTATATCTGCTCTCCGCTTGCCGGGGACATGGTGAAGAACCAGGAGAACGCCCGTACTTACTGCCGCTTCGCCGTGGACGCCGGGTACATCCCCATTGCCCCGCACATCTACTTCCCCCAATTCATGAATGACAATGACCGAAAAGAGCGTGACCTGGCGCTGTTCATTGACATCGCCCTGCTCTCTAAGTGCGCCGAACTGTGGGTATTCGGAGAGAGAATCAGCAGCGGCATGAGCATTGAGATCGAGAAGGCAAAACGAAAAGGTCAGCTTATCCGCTACTTTACCGAAAACTGTGAGGAGGTACGCAGATGAAGATCGCAGTTGGCAACAGTCGCATGGACAAGAAGTGGAAGAACCAGGACATCTCCTGGGCGGATCTCTGCGCCCGCTGCGTCAGCACCATCCGCACCACCGAAACGGTCGAAGAATACCGAAAACTCAAAAAGGGTCAGCAGGACGGCATCAAGGATGTGGGCGGCTTCGTGGGCGGTCATCTCCGGGAAGGTCGCCGCAAAAACGGCATGGTGCTGTGCCGCTCCCTGCTCACGCTGGATATGGACTACGGCACCCCGGACATCTGGGACGAAATTGCGCTGTTTCATGATTTCAAGTGCTGTGTCTATTCCACCCACAAGCACACGCCGGAGCATCCCCGCCTTCGCCTGCTCATTCCGCTGAAACGGGAGATCAGCGAGGAGGAATATCCGGCAGTCGCCCGCATGGTGGCAAAGGAGATCGGCATCGACCTCTTTGACGATACCACCTACGAGGCATCCCGGCTTATGTATTGGCCTTCCACCTCCGCCAACGGCGAGTTCTTCTACAAGGTGCAGGACGGTGCAGAGCTTGACCCGGACGAATACCTTTCCCGCTACGATGATTGGCACGACGCCTCCACCTGGCCGGTATCCAGCCGTCAGTCCGAGGTGGTGCAGCACAGCATTGCGCAGCAGGCCGACCCACTGACAAAGCCAGGTGTGGTGGGCGCATTCTGCCGTGCCTATACCGTCGAGGAAGCCATCGACACCTTTCTCTCAGATGTGTATGCACCGTCTGCCATGAACGGCCGTTACGACTATATCCCCGCCGATTCGTCTGCCGGTGTCATCATCTACGATGGCAAGTTTGCCTACAGCCACCATGCTACAGACCCGGTCTGCGGTCGGCTGCTGAACGCCTTCGACCTGGTGCGGCTGCACCGATTCCGTGACCTGGACGATAAATGTGCCCCGGACACCGCACCCGGCAAGCTGCCGTCCTTTCAGGCAATGTCGGATTTTGCTCTCAAGGACGAGAAGGTTAAAGCGGTCTTTGCCGAGGAGCGCAAAGCCCAGGCAAACGAGGAATTCTTTGACGAGGATTGGCAGAACGCCTTAGAACTGGACAAGACCGGCAAGGTAAAAAACACGCTGCAGAACCTCACCTTAATTCTCATGAACGACCCGCTTTTGAAGCCGCTGGTATTCAATCAGCTTCTGGACGGCATGGAGATCAAGGGCGATGTGCCCTGGCGGCACCCCTCGAAATTCTGGCGGGATGCGGACGATGCCCAGCTCATCAGCTATGTGGATTCTCACTACGGAACCTTCTCCGCCAGAAACTATGACATTGCCGTGGCGAAGGTCACGGACGACCGCTCCTACCATCCCATTCGAGAGTTCATTGAGAATTTGCCGGAGTGGGACAAAGTTCCCCGTGTGGACACGCTGCTCATCGACTACCTTGGCGCAGACGATAACGAGTATGTCCGTGCCGTCACCCGGAAAACGCTCTGCGCCGCCATTAAGCGTGTGCTGTATCCCGGCTGCAAATTTGACTCCATGCTGGTACTGAACGGCCCCCAGGGTGTGGGCAAAAGCACCCTCATTGCCAAGCTGGCCGGAGAGTGGTTCTCCGACAGTCTGAACCTTGGCGACACCAAGGATAAGACCGCCGCCGAGAAACTGCAGGGGTATTGGATCTTGGAGATCGGCGAACTGGCGGGTCTCAAAAAGGCCGAGGTGGAGACGCTGCGTTCCTTCCTCTCCCGGCAGAACGACATTTACCGTGCGGCTTTCGGCAAGAGAGCAACGCCGCATTTGCGCCAGTGCGTGTTCTTCGGCACTACTAATGCAGAGTCCGGCTATCTTCGGGATACCACCGGAAACCGCCGTTTCTGGCCGGTCAAAACGCCCGGTACGGGCATCAAGCACTCCTGGGATCTGACCCCGGAGCTTACTTGCCAGATCTGGGCGGAGACGCTGGTGTATGTGAAGCAGGGCGAGAAGCTCTATCTGAGCGCCGAGTTGGAAGCTCTGTCGAAAGCCGAACAGCGAGAGGCAATGGAGTCCGACGAGCGTGAAGGGCTTGTCCGTCTGTATCTTGACACGCTGCTCCCGGAGGATTGGGACGGCATGGACCTTTTCGAGCGCCGCAGCTTCCTCACCGGCAGCGACTTCGGCGACACCCAAAAGCACGGTACGGTCAAGCGCGCCCAGGTGTCCAACATGGAGATCTGGTGCGAGTGCTTCGGCAAGGAACGCGCTAACATCCGCAGGACGGACAGCAACGAGCTGACCGCCATCCTTGCCCGTCTGGGCTGGAAGCGACTGGACAACAAAATGCGCATCCCGCTCTACGGACCGCAGTATGTCTTCGTTCCAAAGGAGTGTTCCCGATGAAAAAGACTGTACCGGCCATTCTTCGGAACGAGTTCCGAGGGAAAACGCACCTTTTCGGCACGTTCGAGAGAACAACTCATGGGAACGGCGGCGGCCCCATAAGCAGCAAAGAAAATCGGTAGTCTTGTTCCTTTGTTCTTGACCTTTCTTATATATCGAAAGAAAAAGGAATAAAGAGCAGTAAACACGCGATACACGCATTTGCGCGTGTATAGGGCTTTTCGGGTTTTAAGAACATGGGAGGTCACGATGCGTGAGAAAACGATAGAAACAAAATTGGTGCAGGCTGTCCGCGCAAAAGGCGGTCTCGCACCGAAGTTCACAAGCCCCGGTTTTGATGGAGTGCCGGACCGCCTGATACTTCTCCCCGGCGGCAAAGTTGCCTTCATTGAGTTGAAAGCGCCGGGCAAAACGCTCCGCCCTCTGCAGGTAAGGCGAAAAAGACAGTTAGAAGCACTCGGCTTTTCGGTGTACTGCATCGACAGGCCCGAACAGATAGAAACAGTATTACAGGAGATTGGAGGTGATGCCCGATGAAGTTCATACCACACGATTACCAGCAGTTCTGCATTGACTACCTTGAGAGCCATCCCATTGCTGCGATATTTCTTGATATGGGCTTAGGTTGAGCAAAACAGCAATCACGCTTTCCGCCATCTTCGACCTCTGCCTGGACAGCTTTCTGATCCGCAAGGTGCTGGTCATCGCACCGCTGCGTGTCGCCAGAGATACATGGCCTGCGGAGATCCACAAGTGGGATCATCTGCATGGGCTGACCTACTCGGTGGCGGTCGGCACGGAAACCGAGCGCAAGGCGGCACTCCGGCAGCGGGTCAGCGTGTACATCATCAACCGGGAGAATGTCCAGTGGCTCATTGAGGAAAGCAACATCCCCTTCGACTACGACATGGTGGTCATCGATGAGTTGTCCTCCTTCAAGAGCTATCAGGCAAAGCGGTTCCGCAGTCTGCTGAAAGTCCGCCCCGGCGTCAAACGTATCGTGGGACTGACCGGCACCCCTTCTTCCAACGGGCTCATGGATCTGTGGGCGGAGTTCCGCATCCTCGACATGGGCAAGCGGCTCGGTCGGTTCATCACCCATTACCGAAACACCTTCTTCCGTTCGGATAAGCGCAATGGTCAGGTGGTGTTCAGTTATAAACCGCTGCCCGGTGCGGAAGAACAGATCTACGACGCCATCTCCGACATCACCATCTCCATGAAAGCGGCAGACCATCTGCAAATGCCAGAATGTGTGATGAACGAGGTAACGGTCACGCTTTCTGAGAAAGAGCGCAAGACCTATGATGCAATGCGCTCGGAGTTGGTCGTGTCCCTCGGCGATGCGGAGATTGATGCTGGGAACGCCGCAGCCCTCTCCAATAAGCTCTCCCAGATGGCAAACGGCGCTGTCTACGATGAGGACAAGCGTGTGTTTCAGATACACGACCGCAAGCTGGATATGCTGGAGGATCTCATCGAAGCCGCCAACGGGAAACCCGTCCTTGTGGCGTACTGGTTCAAGCACGACCTGGAGCGCATCTCCGAGCGGCTGCATAAGCGCCACATTCCGTTCAGTCTGCTGGACGGCTCCGACAGCATCCGCAGATGGAACAGCGGCGAGCTGCCCGTGGCGCTCATCCACCCGGTCTCTGCCGGTCATGGACTGAACTTACAGGCAGGCGGCTCGACCCTCATCTGGTTCGGGCTGACCTGGTCGCTGGAACTCTACCAGCAGACCAACGCCCGCCTGTGGCGGCAAGGACAGACCGCCGATACCGTGGTCATTCACCACATCATAGCCAAAGACACCATCGACGAGCGCATTATGACTGCGCTCCGTAAAAAAGAAAGGACCCAGACCGCGCTTATCGATGCGGTCAAGGCCAACTTGGAGGGATAATATGACGGCAAAAGAATATCTGAATCAGGCTCACCGGCTCGACCAGCGGATCGACGCAAAAATTGCACAGGTCGCATCGCTGAACGAACTTGCCACCAAATGTACCGCCACACTGACGGGAATGCCCAGGACACCGAACTCCGGCGGCTCCACACTGGCAGATACTGTGTGCAAGATCATCGGCCTGCAGGAAGAAATCAACCGGGACATCGACCGTCTTGTTGATCTGAAGCGCGAGATCATGTCGGTCATCAAGGCTGTGGATGATGCCGAGTATCAGATTCTTCTGGAGAAGCGGTACCTCTGCTTTCAGACCTGGGAGCAGATCGCTGCTGAGATGAACTATGGTGTGCGCTACGTCCACTGTATGCATGGCAAGGCGCTATTAGCGGTGGAAGCGCTTATGAAGCAGGTCTGCTGCAAATAAAAAAGCGCTGTCTCGGTAAAAGTGTGCACACAAATTCACTGTTTTTCCTGCCTAGATATGCTATAATGGCATCAGTGAAAAAGCATCAAGGACAACGCCATCGCGGGAGAGATCCTGCGGTGGCGTTTCTTATGCCCGCGGGAGGTGAGCAAATGCCCAGAAAACCGCTGCGCCCCTGCTCTCACCCCGGCTGTCCCAATCTCTGTGATGGACAGTTCTGTGAGCAGCACCGTGTAGAGGAGCGCCGCAAGTACGACAAATACGAGCGAAGCGCCGACGTCAACCGCAAGTACGGCAGAGCGTGGAAGCGCATCCGGGACCGATACGCAGCGGAGCATCCCCTCTGTGAGATGTGCCTCAAGGAAGGCCGGCTGACCCCGGTGCAGGAAGTTCACCACATCCTGCCCGTTTCCAAAGGCGGCACTCATGCAAGGGACAACCTCATGAGCCTGTGTCAGTCCTGCCACACGAAGATCCACCACGACCTCGGAGACAGATAAAAGAGGCCGCCCCCAAATGCAGGGACGACCTCAAATACAGTTTTACGGCTGGATATCAAACATGGTCATCATTTTTTTGAACGTATCCTGTCCATCCAGACAGGTATCTGTCAGATAGCCTTTCTCCGTTTTCCATTGGGAAAGTCCACGGTAGTAAAACAGCTTTTTGGAATCTTCGATGATAAACGGAACGATACCGTAACGCAGACACTCTTTGAGTGCGATCAACCGACCAACTCTGCCGTTGCCATCCTGAAAAGGATGGATGCACTCGAATTCGTAGTGAAATTGGATGATATCGTCCATGGACACGGTATCGAGCGATCCATAGTCGGAAAGCAGCTTCTTCATTCTGGCTGGCACATTCTTCGGCTTTGTGGTTTCATGGCCCCCGACGGTATTGCCTCGCCTTTTGTAATCGCCCACGGCAAACCAGGAAAGTGTGGAATCCTTTGTACTCTGCTTTAGAATGCGGTGCAGTTCTTTGATGATGGCTTCGGTCAGCGGTTCTTCTGCGTGGTCGATCACATAGTCAATGTCGCGGAAGTGGTTGACTGTCTCGATGATGTCATCAACGGGGATTCCTTCGCCGACATCGACTGTGTTCGTTTCAAAGATCAGTCTGGTCTGATCTTCGCTGAGCTTGCTGCCTTCAATGTGGTTGGAATTGTATGTCATGCGGACTTGAAGCTCATGGTACAAGCCGCCGGGCATACGGATGCTTTTTTCATCACGCAGCATTTGAAGCAGCACATTGTCTGAGATGTTTCGATACAGTTCTTCCGGTGCGCAGTCCAGAAACGCAGCGATTTTTGCAAGCACACGGTCGGCGATCTTCTCACCGCGGCCGATCTTTGCGACCGTCCGTGAGGAAACACCAAGTTCTTCTGTAAGCGCAGTCTTTGTAAGCCCCTTGTCGTTCAGCCTCTGTATAAGTCCTTCATAGGAGATCATCAACGCCACCTCTTTCCTTTACTTATTATAACCGATTATCAGAAAAAGTAAAGGTCAAAAGGAAGAAAAGTAAAGGTAGGGGCGGGGCAAATCTCTGGGACCTTTGAGACCGGGCAACGGCCCGGGGCTTCGTGCGCGAAAAAGGCTATTCAAACAAGGGATTAACCGATCAACATATTTTTTACAGAAAGCGTGAGATTTTTTGGCGAAAGACGGAACAGTCCGGGGCGGTCCCAGACGCGGGACGGGACCCAAACCGAAGCCCCTGTCCGAAAAAATACAGAGTGGTCAACCGGCGCGGTATATGCCGAATGAACTGCCGGAACTGGATCTCTCCGAACTGGAGGCGGTCGATCTGCCGGAGGGCGCTTCACTGGAAGGTGCGGATATGCCGAAGCCAGGCGAGTATCTTTCCGCAAAGCAGAAAAACGGTGTGCCGCTTGGCGCAGCGGAAATTTACAAAGAGACATGGCTGTGGCTGAAACAGCGCGGATGCGAGAACCTCGTCAACAAGCGGCTCATCGAGTCCTTCGCACAGGCATTTGCGCGGCACATCCAGTGCGAGGAGGCCATCAGCACCTACGGTCTGCTTGGCAAGCACCCCACCACAGGCGGCGTGATGGAGTCGCCGTTCGTTAAGATGTCCATGCTGTTCCAAAAGAATGCGAACCTTGCATGGTACGAAATTTATTCCATCGTGAAAGAAAACTGCACTGCGGATTACTCCGGAGCAAGCACGCAGGATGACCTCATGGAGCGCCTGCTCCGTTCGAGAAAGGGATAACATCATGTTTGAGAAAGTAAATCCGTGCCACCCGGATAAGGTAGCAGACAGGATCGCCGGTGCGCTGGTGGATCTGTCGTATGCAAAAGCAGATAATCCCCGCATCGCTGTGGAGGTCCTCATCGGTCATGGCGTGTGCCACATCATTGCGGAAACCTCCGTCACGCTGGATAAGACAGGTGTGACTTCCGCCGTTCACCGCATTGCCGGAAATCTTGCTGTAAACTATGTGGAAGTGCCGCAGGACGGTCACCTTGCCGACAACCAGGCAGACGGCGTTCGCTGCGGCGACAACGGCATCTTCAAGGGGATGCCCATGACTGAGGAGCAGAAGACGCTCTCTCAAATCGCACGGGACGTTTTCTCTGTGTATCCCTATGACGGCAAGTACATTCTGGACGGTGACCGGCTCATTCTCTGTCAGAGCAATGTCGAGACGCAGCATCTGCGTGAGATTTATCCCGATGCGGAGATCAACCCGCTCGGCGACTGGACGGGCGGCACCGATGTGGACACCGGCGCTACCAACCGCAAGCTCGGCTCGGATATGGCTGACTCGGTGACAGGCGGCGGTCTGCACGGCAAGGATCTGTCCAAGGCGGATGTGTCTGTCAACATCTATGCTTTTCTCAAAGCCCAGGAAATCGGCAAGCCCATAACGCTCTGCTGCGCCATTGGGGATGACACCGTGGACGGCAGACCCTACGCTGAAATCGTGGAGATCGCACGGAGCTACATCCGCTCGGTCGGTGGTTTCGAGAAGTTTGCGGAATGGGGGCTGGTCTGATGAAAACAACGACCGAAATGCAGCTTGTTCCCATTACGAAGCTGGTTCCCTATGTCAACAACGCCCGGACACACAGCCCGGAGCAGATCAATAAGCTCCGCTCCTCGCTCCGTGAGTTCGGTTTCATCAATCCCGTCATCATCGACCGTGACTATGGCGTAATCGCCGGTCACGGTCGTATTCTTGCCGCCAAGGAGGAAGGCATCACCGAGGTGCCGTGCGTCTTTGCCGACCACCTGACCGAAGCGCAGAAGAAAGCCTACATCATTGCCGACAACCGTATGGCGATGGACGCAGGCTGGGACGAAGAACTTCTGCGTGTGGAGATCGAGTCCTTACAGGCAGCGGACTTTGACCCGCTCCTCACCGGCTTTGATGAAAAGGAACTGTCGAAGCTCTTTGATGATGGCAAAGACATCAAAGAGGATGATTTCGATGTGGACGCAGAACTGCAAAAGCCGACCTTCACGAAGGCTGGCGACATCTGGACGCTGGGACGGCACCGACTCATCTGCGGTGACAGTACCAAGGAAGAAACCTACGCCGCTCTCATGGACGGCCGCAAGGCGAACCTCGTCATCACCGACCCGCCCTACAATGTGAACTACGAGGGCAGCGCCGGGAAAATCAAAAACGACAACATGGCATCGGAGAAGTTTTTCGACTTCCTCTTCGATGCCTTTTCCAATATGGAGAAGGTCATGGCGGACGATGCGTCCAT